CATTTGACGCGCATTTGTGTTTGTAATGATCTGTGACTGCTCAATAGCTGTCGTCCGACGCCATTCCAGTAAAGCTAGGTCTGTTAAAGATTCCTGACCATCTGTCATACTTATATCAAGCGCGGTACCTTTAAAAGAATTCTGTGTGCGAACATAATGCTGTAAGAGTGTGCCGTTAAAGCTTGCGTTGTAAACTTCAGCATCAGGAACCCTCCCTATAGCACGCACTGATGTGGTAAAATCCCGGCTCATACGAACAAAAATACTCCTTACATCGCGTTTCAGGATGTTTTCCAGGCGCATCTTGTTTGCCAGTTCTTCTATCATTGCACAAACATATCTGACCCAAGGGGCACAAGGGTGGATGAAATCATAATATCATCTCCACCTTCAACACCGTCAAGACCTATCTGCATACGAATTTCATTAGTCGTCAGGGCATTCAGGGCATGCTTCTTTGCCAGTTCATCCAAATGAGAAAGACGGAGCGCCTCAATATGCTCGGGATTATAAGTGATACGGGCTTTCGTATTAATATCATAACCATATCTTGGCAATAACATCTTGGAAAGACCACTATATATTTTAGTGAATAACGGCAATACAGCGTTGCGATATAGCATCGTGTTTGCCGTTTCCATATTGTTAAACGTGGAACTGTCCGTTGAAATAAGTTGTAAAGGTACATTATAACGTCGTGCAATCGCATTCCTTGACAAGACATCAAGGTTAATGAAATCCATATCCTTGTTGCTACTACCCATTTCAGTATAATCAGCACCAGCGGGTCCTGCAAAGGAGATAGCAATCTTACCAGCGTTCTGTGGACCACCCAGCGTCTCTTGAAGAGTCTGTACGGCGGCATTCTGTTGATCAGCTGACATATTACCCTTGAATGTAGCAATCAGTGAAAGGCGACCGCCATTTTCCAACAGCTTGAGGTTATGCATCCGTCCCGCTAATTGCTGCTGTACTTCTTGACGCAGAGCGAGCAGAGGAGAATCCGAGAAGGTGTTCTCAAAACCGGAGGAAAAGTCTTTTATTTGATATATTTCGCGAAGGGTGCCACTGAAGAAACGCTCAGTCCCGGTTGAGCGGTCCCGTTTATAAGAACCTCGAGACATACCCGTATCAACGGTATAAAGTTCAGGGTAATGGTCAACATTATTGGTTGTTATTGCAATCGTCTGAGGCTTAATAGCATACAAATTCAACGGAGGACGATTGACGGCACCACCTGCATAAACATGCGCGTCTCCGGTAATCAGCGCATAGCGTGCAAGCTGACCAATGAACTCATGGCTCGTCTCAAAATTATTGGGACACCTGATCAGATCAAGAACGGGCGCGTCTGTATCGAAGTCACCCTCTTCTGTCATCAATACAGGTTGGATCATCTCAATCTCTCTTGCAATCTTGTCGATTACAGAAGCAACAACCTCACTTTGTTGATAGAATGTCATTGAACGACGAGCGGGCAACGTGTTACCACCGCCGCCTAGCAAGAACTCGGTAAAGCTCTGTTGTTCAACATTACCCATATTGAAAGAATCAAAAGGCCCATAGCTTTTCTCAACTGTGTCACCTTTTAGAAACGACGGTATCTTCCATTTCATATTAAGAACCTATAAAGCTGTTGTTTAACGTCTTCGGGCGACGTCATATGATAACCACTCTAAAGCTGGCATTCATCTCACTAGGATGATACATCATCATTACGCTATCTGCAAGGTTTGGTGACTTAGAACTTCCTGGCTTCTTATCAACCATAATCTTTCCTTTGCCATTATGCGAATATGTCGGTTGTGATAACTCAGCTGTCAGAGCATGTATTTCACTCAAATGAGACGGCAGGGATATCATCTCGTCAGGCTCACTCATAATTCCTTGCGTTACGGCTTTATGTGTTCGCTCGAACCGTCGGCGTAACTCCCACCATCCCTGTGCTTTCATATTGGAATAGAAATCTTTATTAAGCGGACTTTCCTGGTCAAAGTTAATAACATTCTCTTCCGGACGGATTGGGTTTTCAGAGGCGTTCCATTTGTGGATTGTAAGACCGTCTGGAATTGCTCCCTCACCCTGAAGTCTGTTTGTTTCTGCTTTAACACCCGCACCAACGCCGATACAGTCATAAAACAGATGGGATACATTATGCATCTTACAGGATGTTATTGCCCGGTTGGCCGTCGCGCCTGTATCACCTTCGCCCCAGGCTTCTATATGGGTCAAAACAATGCCTTTTCGTATACTAAGAGCATTTTTATCACCCCCTTCATCGGCAACATCCAGTGCTGCCATCACCAGGCCGTCTTCTTCAATTCCAAGCTTTATATGAGCATCAATAGCAGATTTTACCCATACAGGCGGTATAATAATACCCTCAACGGCAGAACTGTAATCACGGTCAACCTCTTGGGCCAACATCGCTAACAAACCATTGTCTTCTGCCATCTGACGGCGGCGGTCGTACCAGGCTTGGTCTTTTGCAGGGTGGTCACGCCAGTCCATAATGAGAACCCGCGCTTTACCAGATGCTATTTCTTTACCGGGCGCCCATATCTCACCTGATTGACGCTTGCGGTAAAAAACATTGTCAGTTCCATGGACCGAAGATATGTCGATCTGAACATCCGTGTTATCACCGAGAGAGGCCTCAATGAGCTCGGGATGTTCATACCAGGCGCTCTCATCTTTGAAATAGATTGACGTACGTCCACCACGGCCAATGTTGTCACCGAGCTCTCCTGTGATGGCACTATCGTTAGCTGGATTAAGACACCTCATATAATTAAGATGCTCCTTCTCACAGAAACCATCAGGCCATAAGAATCTTGGTGTTGATCTGATTTGCATACGTATCTTCTCAAAAATAGAAGACGCATCACCTAGACTATCAACCAGTTCAGCTTTACGGCTTCCCCAGCCAATAGTTATTCCAGGAGAGAAGAGAAACTTGGCGACAGAATATTGTACACAAATCCATGTCGCACCCATGTCGCGGCTTTTTTCGATTAAGCCAGGCTCGCCTTTCGCCATGCAATCATCAATAAAATCAATCAATTCTTCCTGTTTGGGGAATAATATGAAAGGCATCTTTGATGGTTGCGGACGTTTCACCCGAGGGTCGAAAGTTATCCCGCAGTCTCTTATAAAGTCTTTCGTGTTATTGGCGTAATGATTTTTCAAGGTAGCAATCAGTGAAGGACTGTCCTTCACTGATTTATAGAGCTTAAGCCGCCTGTTAAATTCAGACAGATGATCCGGCGGCCACTGCATTGACATTTCCTAGTATGGGAAGTCTGTAAACAAGGTTTTACCCAAAGAGGATCGGTATATGAGTTGCTCGCATACCTCATCCGGTTCTTCATCTATATAATTATCATAATCTTCGAAGTCTGGGTTTTCATCATCATCCATAGTATTATCCAATCTTTTTAGCGTGGGGGTTGAATAGGCGTATATTAACACCTTGGTAATATTAAACAAGTCTCTGTTATTTTACACTGTAATCATACTCAGAATAATGAGGTAACATGCGGTCAGGACGATCGTTAACACGGTCAGAGATACCGTGGTTATTGCTATGTAATTCCTATCCATTTACTCTCTCCATGTTGGGGGTTGAAATGTGGGGGTTAACCGCAGGTTTTGGCGCCAGTGGCGGGATCAATATAACACGCCGCTCCGGCATCTTCATCCTGCTCAGGTTGCTCCTTGGCCTCTCGCAGGATACCAATGCGTTTTCCAGCGTCGCGGAAGGTTGTGGCACCTTTGCCGCCGCCCTGCCATACAGTCATGTATATAGCTTTGAACTCGGAGAAGGATACGTGCGATGGCACATTCAGAGTTTTAGACACGGCGCTATCCGTATATTGCTGAAGCTTTAGAAGAACCGCAATGTGCTCATCTATCGACACCTCGTTCGCCGTTTTGCCTTTAATGCCCCAGTTAGCGTAGGCATAGTCAGCCACAATCTCAACCGTATCACCGTCTGCTGTTCGTACTGTCCGCTCATATTCCAGACGAAACGGTGGCTCGCCGCCCGAAGATACGTTGTCAGCAGTCAGGCTGATCGTTCCCGTCGGGGCAATTGAGATCAAATGCGAGTTTCGGATGCCGTTGGCCTGAATGCTCTCCTGCACGTCAGTCGGCAAAGTTTTGATGTATTTACCGTCAAGATATCGCTTGTCGTAAAGAGGGAAAGAACCCTTCTCTGCAGCAAGGTCAGATGAAGCCTGATAACACTCTCGCTGTAGTATGTTCATTATCAGGTCTGTCTTATTTACAAAGCCAGGGCCTCCGTAGGGCTCTCCCAGGGCTTCAATGGCGTTTGCCAACCCGGTAACACCCAAACCCATTCTGCGCTTGCTCACGGCCTCCTCAGCCTGTTGTGGTAGCGGATAAATGGCTTGATCGATCACGTTATCCATCGCGCGAACGATATGGGGGATATCAGCGGTGAATTTCTCTGTGTCGAAGCTTGAACCGTTTATATACTTCGGCAGGTTAAAGCTACCGAGAAGGCAAGCGCCGTGTGGTGGCAAGCATTGCTCCGCGCACTGTGCGGTGTAAACGCCGTTGAACACGCCTGAGTGACGCTTAGGCTCAGTAAAGCAGTATACTTTGTCTTCGGTGCCGCTCGGATATACGCTAACAACAAGGAGGGGCTCCGATGTGTGAACAGGGTAAACCGGTTTCGCCAGTTCTGTTCCAACAACAAGCCGATAGGCAGAAATGCGGGTATCATCCAACAGGATAAATCGGTGGGCCTCAGTACAACGTAACTCAGAGCCATCAGACAGGCATACTGT